TCTTTGTAATATTTAGTATATTTGCCTCGACTTACGTCAGGAAGCCCAACCCAACTCAAGAGTGGTTCGGGCTTATTTTTTTAGTAGAGATTTAATTTTACCAATCCCTTCATTGTAATCTTGTCTAGAAATACTCACAAATCTGTCCTGATAGCGCACTCTCACAAATTCTATTGCCACTCTATGAGAATCGGCTTCATTGTTAAACAAGAAGCCTTTCGCTATTTTGTCCACTATCTCGTCGATATTCCAATCTGACGGGATGTCAATGACCGCATTGTTTATGAGTTGCTTTGACGCTTTTTCAAAACCATTGCTAATGCCATTTATTTTAGTTGGAGATTTCAAATCAGATTTAATTCCGTTAATAATCAATTCTGGATTTGAGATTCTATTAGTAAGCACATGCTCTACTACTATTATGGCATTACCATCTTCAGCTAACAACTTGGCTATTTGTGCATTTTCCTTCAATCCTGTTTTGTCAGTCTTTTTGTGGATTGCATACCAACCGCCCGACTCAGGGTATGTATTGATAGAACTATACAGCTTCTTATCCAAGGCTTGGTACAGTTGGATATTGCGATGCAAGTCCTCTGGACTAATAGGCATTTGGTTTTTAGCTCCAAAAAGTCCGCCAGTGGCTTCCTTCCAAATATCCTGCACCTCATAGTAGGGATGCTCTTTGCCAAAGGCATCACCCGATATACCAGCATTGTTTTTGAAAGCTGGTTGCAAGTCTTCGCCTGTCGCTTTGGGGTTTAAATCTTTGTTACTACTGCGTAGAAACGACCTACAGCCCCAATGATTGCTTGGCGCAAGCGTAGCCAACACAGGATCATCCGCCGACCAGATCGCCCCGTCCAAATCTTTGCAGATCTGCGAGATGCGATCATCGTTCACCGCCACATACTCCACATTGGGGAAAATGTGCTTACGGCTTTGAATCTGTGTCCATCGCTGGGCGTTGCGTCCTGATAGGATGGCTTGGTTATGTTCTGTTTTGAGCCAGTTTTTGTTGTACTTGTCATTGACCATGCCAGCCGCCTTTTTGAACTCCCCAAACGAGCGCACTTTGCCGTCGTCAGTGACCAACGCCTTTACCAGTTCATTGGTGTGGTGATGGTTTTTGAATACCGCAAAGACATGAATGTTGTACCTCAGTTGATTGAGTAGTACATGATCAGGGCTAGCGTACTTCAACGCATCCAAATTGACACCATATCCGCTATTGGTCGATTTCCAGAGATCAGAAGCCCAGCCCATGAAGACATCTTTGTCTACGCCTCCAGCTTTGAGCTTTTTGTCATATACTCGCTGTAAGGCTCTATTGACTGCATCGTCTAGGTCTACAGCCACAGGATTTAAACCTCCAAGGTTTTGTCCGTAAGGACTCCTATGGAGAAAACCTTGGAGGTTTGATGCATGTTCATGACAGCACTCCGCATGATAAAGCGAGCTAATTCTACTAGTCAGCGTCCCTAAGCCCTTACCGATAGCCTTCGGTAAGGGCTTAGTAAAATTTGCGGTAGCCTTTTGCTTTTTTGGATCTACTATCTTCGTAGGCGTAGGCGGATCAGTACTTGGATCAGTGACTGCTTCCTCTTGATCCTTCATAAACGCCAAATACCTAAACTCCAACCCCTCCAATGGATAGCCATGTCGTATCAAAAATGGAAACAGCTCTTCGTTGTTATAATAAGTTTCATTGCGCATCGACTCCTCCATATACTCGTTGAGTATGTTTTCATGCACAGCGGCACTGCCTACAAATGCTTTTTCGTCGCTCGTACCCGTTTGACCTGATATCAGCTTGCTATTTTGGGCATCGCAGAAGTCCGCCATGTCTTTGAAAATCACGTGACCATCGCCCTTGGTGGATTCCTTGATCTCAAAATTATCCTCGTCATCCAAGATCATGTATAGGTTAGAGCCAAACTCACTCGCCATTTTCTCGACTTTGTCTAGCTCCTCTTTTTTCCGAGACGCTGTTTTGATGACGATGATTGGCAATCCAAATTTTTCGCTTCTCCTGCTCCAATCCGTGCGACTGTAATTCTTCCAGATCACTTCACGAGCGGCAATGTTCAGTAGCCCAAGATCATGAGGATCTCCGATCTCCAATAGCCATTCGTTCCATGGTTCGTCTCTATAAGGGATGCCCTTTTCGATACTGGAGTCTAGTATGATCTCGCCAGTCTCAGGGCGTACATGCTCACGAGGGAATACCTTCACACTTTTGAACTCCAATTCCAAACCGTTTGGCCGCAAAGGCGGCATCATCTGCTGAAACTCCACTAGCGTATGACCAAAGCCCCTAGTCTCATGGTAGATGTATCTGAACCTATTGAACCATGGAGTTTGGAAGAGTCTAGTCGCATCTTCGTCGATCTCGTCAGTGCCTTCTTTGAAGATCGCAAACGGTGAGCCAATCACCTTCAAGATATTCGTTCGGAATTGGCTCAACAAATGAGGGTCACGAAGTGCCTCTTTGTAGATGGCCAGCAAAAGCGTACGATCTGGTCTAATTGGGTCTTCTGCCATCAAGATAGCCTTGCGCAATTCGTCCTGCTGCATCTCTGCTTTGTAGGTGCGATAGTGCGTGAGGTTGATGGATAGTCGATGTCCCTTGTCTTTGGTCAATTCTCGCTTGATCTCTTCCAGCGCAGTGGCTTTGGGATCGGCAGTGAGGCGATTGATATAGTTGGTGACTCTTATGGGTAATAGTCTCATAGTTTTGGATTAGTGAGATCGTGCGGTTTGACTGCCCGATCTGAATTTTGTACTTACATTTCCCTCTTCGTCAGCCAATACAGGCAGACTTACCTTCTTTTTGCCATCAGAGATCGCATCAAGTGTGTCCATGGTATCATTGTAGTTTTTGACCACACGATCAGGTACGAAGTCGTCAGGGATGCGCTCGTATAGGTAGTATATCACGATGATGGTGATCCAGCGCAATACATTTTTGGGGCGATCACTGCCTGTAGCTTCGAAGATTGCTTCTACATCATATGTGCCAGTCAAGGCATCTAGTACCTCGGCCATGGCATACTCCTCTGCCTCAGTCAATATTTGATCTTCGGTGTAGTCGGGATCATCCAGTATCTGACGGAGATGATCACTGTTTATTTTAGACTTATAGTCTGCGGCGGTTACGAATGTACTCATGCGGCTCTGCGGTTTGTTTTAGTGAATGTGCCACTTCGGTAAGGTTTGTCCTTACCTGTCTTGTTTTGCTTGTTGAGCAAATAAATTGCTCCCTCGCACGCATCGGGTCCATCGTCATGCCCACTAGGGAATGCAAGGAACTGATCCCTAAGCGTGATCATGTCGGGATTCTTGCGATACTGCTCATTGAAGATCAAATAACCACGCTCTGCAATAGTTGACAAGTCCTCAATTCGACCTGTCTTGTCGGGCTTGCTCCTGTTGTCAGGTCTGATCCGCATCTGGTAGCCTCTACTATCTCCTTCTAGTTCATACTCTTCGAGTAGCAAGTCTTGCATAAAGTTGGCTTCCATGTAGTGGCGACATAGTATCTCGGTCAACTTAGCATTGTCGATTTCTACGACTCGCTGCTTGGCTTTGATGATTTCGTCGAGATCATAGTGAGCCGATACCATGGCCGCCTTACTGGCTTGTCTTACCCATGCCCATAGGACATAGTAGTATCGACCGATCTTACCAATCAGTACGATGGCTTTAAAGTCATTTTTCTTTGTGTCTTTGAATGACGGGTCATTGTAAGAGATCAACGCCTCGCACTCTTCTAGTGAAGGACACTTACCCCAAGGCAACTGCTCAGGTAGGAAGATATTACCATCTTCGATGTGCTTGTGATACATCTGACGCATACCATTGCGGTAGCCCATTTCGTGCATACGAGTAGCAATATGATCGACCGTGTATCGCTCCCTCCATGCAGGCACTCCACCACTGGCTATCTCAAGCATTTGGTGAGTCTTGGGGTCTTCGGTTGCATATACCTTGATATGGATGATCCCTTCACGCTTCTTGTCTCCTTCCTCGATGTCACCGACCATATGAGCGGTCAGGTCATTTTTGGCAGTTCGGTTATTGGCGAATACAAATCGCTTGCCTTTGATGGCGAGACAACCCATGAACTCGCCCAATATCCAATCCAAATCTTGCTTGACAATGACTTGATTTTTGGCTTTTTTCTTGGATGACGCATCATCTACTACGCCATAGTTGGGGCGTTTGGCGGCTTTCCGTACACCAGCAGGGTTTTGTCCGATGCCAAATGACCAGAAGCCTATTCCCCCCGAAGTCATAAAGTGACCATTAGCCCATGAGCCTAGGATATGCTGATCACCAAAATCAGCGATGTATCTTTTGTTTTTGCGAAGTTCGGCCTCTATATCCGAAATCAATACTTTGGCTTTGGGGTCGGTCTCCGAAGCTAATATCATACCGCTCAATTCTCCTTTGGCCAATAGCCATATAGGGATGAACACATCCGCAAATACAGACTTGGCATGCTCCCTCGCCCACTCAAGTACGGCAAAGCAATTGTTGGACTTCAATATCTCCTTTGCGGCTTTTTTATGAAACCAACCGAAATCACAGTCTATATAGTGCGGAAAGTAATATTTGCAAAATGCCTCAAAGTTGGCAACCTTCAAAAGTGATTCTACTCGCTTGAGCCGCTCTTGCTCCGTCTCATCCTTATATACTTCTGTCTGCTCGCTGATGCGATGTGATAGATCAAGGTAGGCTTGCCATTCCTTGTCACTGATACGACTATTTGATGTAGTGTTGCGACTCATAGCTCTTTGCGTTTGTTGGCAAGGAATACGGTCAGTACAGCGTTGAGTGACTTAGCCAACTCCAAGTCTTCGGTTTGGATATACTCCAACACTTCTCTACAGATTTTGACATAGTTGCTCCACTCAAGCTGCTTGCCTTTGACGGAGCTAAACATTTTTGATAATGCGTCGATGTCGCCTTTGTCAATGAGCTTTCTATTCTCTTCGGGAGATTTGAGCATTTGCTCCTTTTTGAACTTCAATACTGACAACTGGTAGTTGATCAGTTCCCATAGGGTTTCCTCGGCAGTTTCTTTGGCTAATACATGCTGTACCCGTCGTCGATCCCAGTCATGTTTCTTTTTCCAGTTGACAATGGAGGTTTCGGATACGCCAATTACTTTGGCAATTTCATTCTGGTCTATCCCCTCATTATATAGGACTTGTGCGGCTAAGTGTTTTTCCATGATTCAAAATTGGAGTTTCGAATGGGGGAAATAAAGATTTGGAGGGGTCAAAAAGTACAATGTGCGCTTTTTACATCACAATGTGCGCTAATTCACGCACATTGTACTTTCAAAAAAAAAAATCATTGGAAGTCAAATATTGAAAATTCAATTTTGACCCATGTTTGAATTACAAGCCAAAACCACAGAGCACGCAGAGATCCGATTGTACGGAACAGTATCCGAATGGGGAGTGATCAATGCCAAAGACATTGACAATGCGCTCCGTGCCGCCAAAAAAGAGGGCTACACAAAAGTGACACTTAGAATACACTCACCAGGAGGATCGATATTCGAGGGAATAGCTGTTAATTCAGTGGTCAAAACAAGCGGTTTGGAGGTACATGCCATCGTCGATGGTATAGCAGCATCCATGGGATCAGCCATAGTCGTGGCTTCCAATTACGCATCCATGCACGAGGGAACTAGGATGATGATCCACCAAGGGGCAGGAGGTATATAT